ATACGTCTGGTACAGCAAATGCTTCATTGGGGTATAACGCTCTTGGGTCGTCAACAACGGGTTCTTACAATACCGCATTAGGCACACAAGCACTCAACTCCAACACCACCGCATCCAACAACACTGCGGTTGGGTATCAGGCTGGATATAGTAATACTACTGGTGATCGTGTTGTTGCGGTGGGTGAAGGCTCTTTGTATTCAAATACCACTGGTGGTTACAATGTGGCGTTGGGCAGTAAGCCTCTCCGCTCAAACACGACAGGGGCAAACAACACTGCCGTTGGTCACGAGGCTCTTTACTCAAACACCACCGCAAGTAACAACGTGGCGGTTGGGTTTGAGGCTGGGTATAGTAATACCACTGGTGCAAGTAATACATTCCTTGGTTACCGTGCGGGTAAAGGTACTTCAACTCAGAACAACAACACTTACATTGGCTTAATAACAGGTGAGTATTGCTCTGGAAGTGACAACACGTTCGTGGGTACTGCGGCTGGTAATTCTATGTCGTCAGGCTCCAAGAACACCATCCTAGGCCGCTACAACGGCAACCAAGGCGGCTTGGACATCCGCACCTCAAACAACAACATCGTGCTGTCGGATGGGGATGGTAATCCTAGGTTGCATATCAACAGCAGTGGTCATATGTCCTTGAGGCAGGGTGCAAGTTCAGGCGATAGCGTTGGCGGTAAAACTTGTACATTCTCTATAGATCAGAACATTAATTCTGGTTATGCACTGGGAATTGATGATTTAAGAAACTCAAATGATAGTGGCGGTATTCTCCTTAGAAACTATGAGGTGGCGGGAACTTACTATGCTGTAATGTTTTTCAACTCTGGTAACAGTTCTGTTGGCAATATTACAACAAGCAACACTTCTACAACATACAACACCTCATCCGACTATCGCCTAAAAGAAAACGTAGTCGAATTAACAGGCGCAACAGATCGCCTCAAGCAACTCAATCCATCACGCTTCAACTTCATTGCAGACGCAGACACAACCGTTGATGGCTTTATTGCACACGAAGTTCAAGCGGTAGTGCCAGAAGCAATCACAGGCACAAAAGATGAAGTCGATGACGATGGCAACCCTGTCTATCAAGGCATTGACCAAAGCAAGCTAGTGCCACTCTTGGTCGCTACAATTAAAGAACTAGAAGCACGGATCACGGCCCTAGAAAACGCATAACATTAGTCAGAAAAGGAGAAAGACATGACTGATACACCAACTGCGGAAGAAATACAGCAGCACTATGTTGCAATGGGACATAGCGTAGAGCTATTAAACGCTGGCAAACCAGAGGACATGGACGATGCCGATTGGGCTGACACTGTGTCACGCAACGTAGAGCATCTACAGTTAATGGTCGCTAAAGACTTCTGGACTACAGAAGACATGACAGCGGTTAATGCTGCAATTGCAGCTAACACATAAGGAACAGACAGATGGCGAAAGACGAAAAGAAAACCATCACGGTCAACGACGTAGAGTACAACTTGGATGACTTCACAGCGGAGCAATCAGCAATGCTAAACCACATCCAAGACTTAGATCGCAAACTAAGCAATGCGCAGTTCAACCTAGATCAGCTTATGGTTGGTCGCGAGGCATTTGTTGCGAGGCTGGCGACATCACTGGAAACACCGCAAGAGGTGGCAGCGGAGTAATGGACAAAAGAACAGTAGCATCTGCGCACGAGCGAATTGACGGATTAGAAAAGGAAGTCGTCGCAATAAAGACTGAAGTAAAAATTCAGTTTAAAGATTTGTTTAGCCGCGTTAAGCGTATGGAAAGCATCATGCTTGCAGCGGCTGGATCCATCATTGGTTTGCTCGTTACAGTCTTAATGAAGATGGGCTGATGTTATTTGTGCTGATCCACATTTTATATGTGTGGGTCAACACTCCCAGCGGCGCAATGTTAATGGCACTATGCGTTTATAAATCCCCAGAAATAGAGTATACTTACCTTGTCTTGCGGCCTGCATGGATCGGCTGCGCAGAATATGGGAATTTGTGATGGCCATTCTGGAGAGCATTGCCGCAGCCAACGCGGCCTACAGCGTCATAAAAACTGCGCTCGGCAACGGCAAGGAGACTGCCGGGCTGATTGGCGCTGTCGGTAAATTCCTATCAGCAGAAGAAGATGTAAAAGAAGCTGTCCAGAAAAAGAAGAACAGTCCGATCACGGCGATCACTGGCAGCTCTGAGGGAGATTGGGAAGAGTTCCAGCACTTAGAAAACCTACGTCAAAAACGTGCAGAGCTAGAAAGTTACTGCCGACTATACGCACCGCCCGGCACTTGGGATCGTTGGCAGCAGTGGCAGATGGAAGCCCGCAAGCAGCGGCAGGCAGCCAAGAAGGCTGCACAGTTAGCACATGAAAAGAAGATGGAGCAGATCCAGATTGCGGCTGGCGTACTGCTGGCAATCACTGGGGTTGTTCTGGCGATCTATTACTTAGGTGTCTACATGGGAAAGTGGTAAAGTATACAGTTTTGGACAAAGACGGAAAAGTCGTTATAATCACGAGCAATAAACGAATAGCGGAGCATTACGATGGCAAGAACATTCGTTGATGATTGGAAGATCATTCCCCGGTTGATGATGTTGGCAGTCACGATCCTGACGTACCAATCTGTGCATTGGTATATGTCACTGCCAGATCCGACAAACGGTCAGGCAGGCTTGGTGTCTGTCTGCATGGGCGCACTGACAGGTTGCTTTGGTATCTGGATGAATGGGGAGCAGAAGAAATGATTGGTCAAATCATAGGCAGCCTGGGCGGCTTGGCTAAGTCCTACATTGACGCAAAGACAGCGGTCAAGCTGACAGAAGCTGAGGTTAAAAAGAAGCAATTAACAGGCGAAATTGATTGGGAGCAATCGGCAATTGAGGCCAGCAAGGAGAGCTGGAAAGATGAGCTTTGGACGATTGTGTTTGTTTGTATTCTTGTTGCTAATTTTATTCCGAGCTTACAAGACAGCATGGCAAGAGGATTTGCCAATCTTGAGACGACACCCCTCTGGGTACAGTGGGGAATGTATGCGTCGATTGCTGCCTCGTTTGGAATAAGAACTATGAGAGGATTGAAGAAATGAGCGAAGCAATGAAATGCTTGCAGGCAAAGTGTGGAGCAACGCCAGACGGCGCATTCGGCCCCAACACTGCTCGGGCAATCGCAAAGCACTACGATCTAACGCCGCTCAGAGCAGCGCATATTCTTGGGCAGTCTTCGCACGAAAGCGCGGGGTTTCGGCGCACCAAGGAAAGCCTGTACTATAGCACGCCAGAGCGCATACAGGAGGTCTGGCCTTCGCGCTTCCCGACAGTTGAGGATGCAGTGCCGTATGCCAAGAACCCGACAGGTCTGGCAGGCAAGGTCTACGCCGGGCGCATGGGCAACGCGACAGAGCAAGAAGCGGCAAAGTTTTTGGGAAGAGGATTTTTACAGCTCACCGGGCATGACAACTATAGAGCATTTGCTAAAGACATGCGGTTGATCGAAGTGCTGCAAGACCCATCCCTTGTTGAGAATGAGTATGCATTTGAAACAGCAATGTGGTACTTTGATAAAAACAAGCTGTGGGACATTGCCGACAATGGCATTGATGTTGGCACAATTGAGAAAATAACTCGTCGCATCAATGGCGGCAATCATGGTCTGTATGATCGGATCGAACAAACACAAAAGATACATGGGTGGTTAGATGGCTGAAGGACTATATGCAAACATTCACGCAAAGCGTAAGCGGATTGCGGCGGGAAGCGGCGAAAAGATGCGCAAGGTTGGAAGCAAAGGTGCGCCGACTGCCGAGGCGTTTAAAGCGGCGGCTAAGACAGCGAAGAAGCCGAAGAAGAAATCAATGATGAACAGGTCGTGACATGAGTAGACCCCCAGAAAGAACAGGCAACAGCGGCAGGCGGGCAGCCTTTCTGCAACGCATGGGCAAGATGCCTGGGCCAACAAAGACGAAGGACGGCAAGGACACACCGTTGCTCAAATCGCTGAAGGCTTGGGGCGCGTCATCCAAAGAGGAAGCTGTGCGCAAAGGTAAGCGCATATCAATGATGAATAAGAAGAAAGACTGATGGGATACTTTCACGAAGATGTAGACAGCCCACACGCGCTGTTGGAGATCGCGTCAGAGCGGCTGCCTGAGCTGGTGCCGCAGAACATCTTTGGCTACGTTCCTGCGCTTGGCACCACCTTCCAGACGGCGTGGAACGGCACAGGCACATATGCTTTCCCAAGCAGCGCGGTGCAGATGGATGTCGTGTCAACAAGCGCGTCCGACACAATGGCGATTGTCATATCTGGATTGGATACTAATTACGAAAGCATTGCGGAGATTATCACAGTCACTGGCACTACGCCTGTCACAACTACCAATTCATTCTATCGGATCAACAGCGCAACGATCTTGGCAGGCAGTAATGTTGGCGACATTACGCTATCAAACGGCGGGACAGTATATGGATATATAGGCGCAGGGATTGGCACAACGCAGGCTTGTTTGTTTACTACACCTGCCGATCACTCTTTGTATATCTTTCGTATATCTTTGACATCAGGAACGGTGAACCCAAACAAGTACATCAGCTATCGCAACCGAGTGGACAGTTCCAGTGGGCGCATACTGCGCGTGGCTAACTCCACATTCCAATCCGATATGCAGACATTTGATCGGCAGATACCGTTTCGGGTTGCGCCAAAGTCAGACTTTCAGTTTGAAGCAAAGTCATCTTCTGGTACAAACGAGCTGTCAATCTTTGTTGAAGCACTACTAATGAGGGACAAATATGCCTAAGAAAAAAGGTAAGAAGAAATCAATGATGGGTGGAGGCTACGGAAAATAATGCCTGGCATGATGAAAGAAAAGCGCAAGTCGCTGATGAACCAGTACAACGCGCTAGAGATGGAATACGAAAAGCTGATGGACAACATCCCTAAGGGCGGGCTGTCCAAAAAGGATGATGACAGACGGCGTGAGTTGCAACTGATGCTGCGTCAGCTTGGATCTGATCTTGGCGAGATGGAACCAGACGACAAGCAGTTTCCTTAATCAATATCCATTGCATCTGTGCCGCGCTGGATGATGTCGTTGTGCATGTTGATGCAAGCTTTCTGCAATGCAATGTAAGCCCGCACTAGGGCTTCTTGCTCTTTGTCGCCACGCATCCAACGATCCTGTGGCAATCCGCGCTCCGCGCGTTCCACGATTTTGTTGGCTATTATAAAATACTCTGGCAGATCACTCATCTTTTTCTCCCTCTCTTTCAATCCAATGATAGATGCGATGGCAGTTGGCGCAAAGCGGAATGCATTTGTCGGCCTCTTCATATGCTTTCCCGAAACTCCCCTGCTGTATTAACTTGCTAACCTTTGTGTCCCCGGATGTTTCGGGGTGGTGGAAGTCTATAACTGCTGGATGCTGCATGCCACAAAAAAAGCAGGACAAGCCTGCTTTGTATTCCCTAAATTTTTTCCTCTCTCGTTTCTTTCGCAGGCTTGTTCGCGCAAGTGTCTTCTCACGGTTCCGCTTGTACCACGCCGCGCCATACTTTTTACTATGCTCTGCTCTTTTCCCCTTATCCTTGTATGGCAGGGGTGGCTCCTTTTGTGCTGGCTACACAAGCAGATCATACCATAAAAATGTAACACTTAAAAATCTTTCGGGCGCAGCTTCGGTCTGATCGACTTAGCAATCACGCCAGTATCCAAGCACCACATATTAACGTCACCGTCAGCGTAAAAATATTGGTACATATCTTCATTGTCGCGTATGGCGATCTGGCAGGCTTCGCTGCTTGGCAGGATCAAAAATGTTTCGATCTGTCTACCCTTAATCGCATATTCAATGTAGAGCGCTGTAAAAAATTCCATCTTGTTCTCACTCACTGTTTTGGTAAAAGTTTTCTGTGGGCTGCGGCAGCGTATCTACATATGTATACACGCTGGCAGGCTCTGCTATTCCCGACACTTCGCAGCCCACACGATTAATTCCTGACCTTCTGGTCATAGAACAGATCAGTCACAGGGCGAGGCAGCTTGAACCGCTCAACAGTCGCGCTGACCTGTACCTCTGTTAGCTGCAATACATCCATGATCTGCTCGGCAGTCAGGCCGTAGTTCAGCATCTTGTTGATCTGTATGCCACGCGGCGTACACTTCACTTTGTTCTGAAGTTTTCTATTCGCTCGGGCAATGGCAAGCTCTTGGCTGACCTTGCTGCGATCCATCAAGTTGCCAGTGTTGCTCGTATTAATTTGGCGCTCTTGCTTTAACGCCTTTAGTTTCATCATCATTGCTATTTCATCTTGCGTTGGGTCACGCTCGAATGCCTTTCTAAAGTTGTCTAGGCTTATGTCTACGTTATCCATGTTAATGCTATTGCGCCGTTCAACACTAACTGTATTAACCATGCTTCATGTTCCTTAGCTGTGCCTGCATGACAGAGATACGCGCCTCTGCATTCTCAATTGATATTTCAAACATTGCCAGGTCGGTGCTGATCGTGCTTGATCTAACGCCTGCTTCCAAGCTGCGCATGCGATCCATCTTCTCGCGCTGCTTGGTTATGAACCGCTCCTCAGATGCGATGTCATGTCTCAGTTCGTCTGCTGTTTTCAAAACGGTGGTTCCTCTACTGGTGTTTTGGGCCGCCACACAACATCAACGTTGTGCAGCGCTTTAATAAAATCGACTAGGTTACTGGGCCACATTACGCGGCTTTCCAAGAGCCGCGCACTGCTTCCATCATGTCTGTCATGACGATGTTGTATGCTTCATCAAGCTGCGCATCTTCACCTTTAAGGTTAAGCTTAGTGTAAGCTGCCATGCCGTGCATCAATGGTGTGCTGTCAACAGACTTGCCAGCTTTATCAAGCGCGTCCTTAAAAATTGCGCCAAGAGTGTTGATCATTGAGTATGCTAAATCAGTTGTCATTTCCATTTCCTTTCTTGCCTTACAAATCTTATGTAGGTACTTGCTAGCAAATTATCAAGAACATTGCTAGTAAAAAATTAACTCTTGATAAAAAAAGTTGCTAGCATTATATCTTAAAACATCCTAGCAACCTTGGGGGCAAAATGAAAGAACGAAAAGCGCAATGGAACCATCGGATCAAGCCAGAGCTGGCAGAAGCTATGAAGGCTTTGCAGGATGTCCGAAACAAAATGCAAGGCAACGAGCAGTCGCTGCGTGACCTAACGGAAGAGGCGTTGGCTTTCTTTCTGCATGTCAACGGCATTAAAATAAAGGAACCGCAATGACAGTATTCATTGGCATAGACCCCGGGTTCACTGGGGCTGTCGCGTTCTACTGGCCTAAAGAAAACCACGTTCAATGTTTCGACATGCCAGTATACAAAAACGCAAAAGGCAAAACAGAGCTAAACCTATACGAGCTACACGAAATTCTAAAACCCGAAGATGACGAGCAGCACATTGCAGTCATAGAACAGGTGGCAGCCATGCGCGGGCAAGGCGTGTCAAGCATGTTCCGCTTCGGGCAGTCATACGGTGCGACGCAAATGGCAGTCGCATCGCACAAGGTGCCAATGCACCTCGTCACCCCAGCAAAGTGGAAGTCCTTTCTTGGCCTAAGCCGGGACAAAGGCGTGTCACGCAGTTTGGCAAGCCAGAGGTTTCCCAAGCAGGCAAGCCTGTTCAGCCGCGCAAAAGACGATGGACGCGCAGAGGCTGCGCTGCTGGCACTATATGGAAAGCTTGCGCTATGAACGGATTTGAAAAGCACAACATCAAGCACCTGTCAGCGTCCAGCATCAACCTCTGGACAAACGCGCCAGATGTTTGGGTTGCATCCTACCTGTTTGGAAAGCGCACGCCAATGTCAGCAGCCGCAATGCGTGGCATCTGCACAGAGGATGCAGTCGTGGCATTCCTAACAGGCAAGCTGCACAAGGCAGGCGCACTGGATCAGGCATTAGAAAAGTTTGACAAGTTCTTTCCGATTGGCGACGAGAAGACCAGCAAGGAACGAGCAATGATTGAACCCTGCATGGAGCTGGCAATTGGAGAGCTTGAACACCTTGGCGCACCTGAGTTTCCAGAAGAGGGTCAAGAGAAAATCAGTATCACTGCCAAGACAGATGAATACGAAATCCCTGTCATTGGATACCTTGACTTGGTGTTTCCCGAGCATGGTCTAGTTGTCGATCTGAAAACAACAGGCCGCATGCCAAGCACTATGTCGGCAGAACATCAGTTGCAACGCGCGATCTATCAGAAAGCCAGGGGCAACCAGATCGTCAAGTTCCTATACGTCACGCCAAAGAAGACAAACATGTTGGAAGACGGCGATCCTACTGAGCTGCTCACCAAAGCAAAGAAGCAGATCAGCAGGCTTGAAAAGTTTCTCCGCGCAGGCAGCGCGGCAGACATCAGAGATGTCATCCCAGTCAACCCAAACTCTTTCTACTGGAACGGTGGAGAGGCAATCAGGGAGGAACTTTATGGACTTTGATTTGTATGAAAATGAGTCAGATTGGTTTACCCCTAAAAGCACATTTGACGAAAGCTGGGACAACAATCTTGACTTTGAAGAAAGAGTGCTTCCCCTTTTTAAAGGTATAGTACCAGTGTATTTTCCTGATCGCAGTGGCGCACCGTGGCATGTCCAGACAAAGCTTGGTGAAATGACAATAAACTTTTGGCCTCACAAGATGAAAGCTCATGTGGAATATACGCCCGGGCCTGCAAAAGAAGGTCTGGCAGAAGTGCTAACGTTAGTCAAAAGGGCAATACGAGAACACGAAGACAGTGAATTAGATTTCGATCCCATTGAGGACGACTAATCCCAGCGCAGGGTCACGCGCACAACAACGTCAACAAAGAAACAAAGTGAAAGGACACAAAAATGTTTCAAATTGATTTAGGCAACAACGGTGGAGATGGCATCAACACATTTCTTGGATGGTCAGCAAGAGGCACGCAGGACGGAGCAGTCCGCGCCAAGCAATTCTTCTTGCGCGAAGGATCATCAAAGGATGAGTATGCCGAGGCGCAAACCAAAGGCTTTGTCATTGATTTGGACAGCTTAAAAACAGGCTGGCAAAAATCAGAAGGCATGGCAGGCGTAGCGCCTGAATGGAAGTGGAACCCCAACGTCAACCAGATGATGCAAAAGCCGGGCGACGAATACAAAAAAGGTTTCTCAATCAAGTGCGCCATTGGCGGCGGTAAGGTTGCAATGTGGGAGCAGGCAGGCGCAGGCGTGTGGTCAGCCCTAGCAGACTTGGCACCCCTGCTGACCGAACAGCCAGCCGCAGGCCAGATGCCCCTCATAAAAATGAAGGAAGCCAAAGAGCTTAAATTCACAAAAGGCTCGACTTGCTACCCCATCTTTGAAATCGTTAAGTGGGTGGACAAGCCCGACTGCCTAAAAGAAGGCGCTGCGGCAGGCATTGCCACTGAGCCTACACCAGCTCCCGCGCCTGCACCAGCAGCCGCAGACGATGACATGGAGTTCTAAACAAAAAGCCCCGGCGGTGTTAATCGCCGGGGAAGTCCAACAGGGAGAAAATGAAATTGGAAATGGAACACAAAATGGAAATGGCTCCCCAATCCGCAATCATAAAACAATTCATATCACAGATTACAAAGAATTGGAACCAAGTCGGACAGCCGTTAATAGAGATACGATCCATATCGCAAGGTGGATCAGCAAATGCCGCAAGATTTAATCTCGCAGACATTGATCAAGCAGTCGAACACGCCGAGGCAATGAACAAAGCCAAGGCCAACATCTACATGTGCATCAACCCTGTCGATCCGATCAGCCCGATCCCGGCAGGCAAAGCCGCCAAAGACACAGACATCATGGCAGCCTTCTACTGCTTCGCAGACGCAGACACAAAAGGCGCAATGGAAAACATAATGTCTTTTGCTGGCCCGAAATTCACCATGTCAGTCAAGACAGGCACGACACCCTTTGCCAGAGGTCACGCATACTGGGAGCTGGAAGAGCCATGCCAAAACATGGACGCATGGCGCGATGTCCAGAAAGCCATAGCAGCCAGCCTGCAAACAGACCCGGCAGTCATCAACCCAAGCCGCATCATGCGCGTGGCAGGTACAGTCTCTTGGCCCAACAAAAAGAAGCAAGACAAAGGATATGTCCCTGAACTTGTCACAATGCGTACGCAATTCAGTACGGATCGTGATCCACAGCCAATGGAACGCATGATGCGTGCATTCCCAAAGGCAGAGCAAAATCCCGCTAGCACAATCAGCATAGACTTAGGCCAGCAAGCAATGGACAGGCAGTTGGTCACGCAGAACGTACTAGCAGGTGACGATTGGCACATAAACATGGTGCGTCTGGTCGGGTCATACGTCACAAAAGGCCTGTCGGATGAAGAGATCCACGCAATCACTGATAGCTTCACGCTGTCAGGCTACTCGGTGGATGACACAAGGCAAGAAGTGCAGAAGGCAATAGACGGTGCCAGAAACAAAGGATGGACACCACCGCCCGATCCAATTGCAGAAAAGATGCAACAGCAAAGCCAAGCTGTAAGTAATGCAGATGACGAAAATGCAATGCAATCGTGGCCCACGCCATACAACATGTTCAACGCCCTCACACTGCCAAAGCGCGAATGGGTGTACGGCTACGACTACATCAAGAAGTACATCAGTGTGACAGCCTCGGCAGGCGGCATCGGTAAAACAAGTGCAATCATTGTGGAAGCCCTGGCAATCGCAACAGGCAAAGACCTGCTCGGCGTGAACGTAAAGGAACAGACAAACGTCTGGATCATCAACCTTGAAGACCCAATCAGCGAAATGCAGATGCGCACCATAGCTGCCATGCAGCACTACGGCCTAACACCAGACGACATCAAAGGCCGACTGTTTATGGATGGTGAGGACACCATGCAGATCACGCTGGCAGCAGAAAGCCGGGACGGCCTCATCACAAACGACGATCTGCTGGCGCACATCACACGCAAGGTCAAAGAAAACAACATCGGCGTGATCATCCTTGATCCATTCGTGTCAGCGCACCTCGTCAACGAGAACAACAACGGCAGCATCCAAGCAGTCGTTGCCATGCTGCGCAAACTGGCACGCGACACAAACAGCTCAGTCCAGCTCGTGCATCACATCAGAAAAGGCAACGGTGATGACGCAACGATTGACAGTGTAAGAGGTGCAGGATCGCTCATCGGGGCAGCCCGGGCAGCCAGAGTGATCAACAGAATAACACCAGACGATGCAATGGCGCTCGGCGTAGACGAACACGAAGCTCTCGGCATATTCAGAGTAGACGATGGAAAGGCAAACCTGGCACCACCATCAGACAAGGCAGTCTACAGGCGTATGCAGTCAGTCGAGATTGCAAACGGTGAACATATAGGTGTCGCCACGGAGTTTAAGCTGCCAGATTTGTTTGACGGTGTGACAGCCAAGAACCTTTACAATATCCAGCGCACAATCGGTAAGGCAGAGGAAGCAGACGAGGCATACCGAGCAAACGCACAGGCTGACAACTGGATCGGCAAGGCAGTCGCGGCAGAGCTAGACCTTGACCTCGGCAAGCCAAACCATGTGGCAAAGACGAAAGCAATCATCAAGCAGTGGATCAGCTCTGGAAGCCTGCAAGTTGTGAAGCTGCCAAACAAAAGAAAAGGCGGCGAAGCACCTTGTGTGATTGTCGGTGAATGGGTGAACCATGACGAGGTATAAATTTGCTAGCCACACTTCCACACCTTGTTTTTCCGAAGTGTGGGTAAGGTGTGGAGGTGTGGAAGAAAAGCCACAAAATACCCTTCCACACCACCTGCATATATATATGCAAGGTGTGGTGGGGTGGTGGTTTAGGTTGAAGTGGGGTGTGGAAGAAGGTGTGGTAAATCGGAGGGCAAACAGATGAAGCAGACCAAAAGACAAAAGAAATCGGATCGCATACTGCATGGCAATCAAGCCAAGGATGCCATCATGTGTGATTATGCGGTTGCCCCGGTTGACAGGCTGGTGACAGAGATGGATCGGAAGTGGGGAGTTGATCGGCTGCCCGAGCTGGTGAGCGTCGAGATGGCGCAGAAGTATGGCAGTGCGGTTGCCAAGATGAATGCAGCTCTGGCAGACAATAACGTGGAAGAGTGCAGGAAGCGATGTGAGGTCGTTGTGCGGGGGTTGCAGGCAATGGATGCAGAAGCCGAGCGTGTGGGCGCTGAGAAGGCGTGTACGGATGTCTGGGAAGTTGAGGTGGATGGCGAGCTGTTAGGCATCATGCGTGACGGTAGAAGCTGGCGTGCCATCAAGGAGCAGCGGCCTGAGCTGGAGCTGCTGACGCTGCGAGAGGTTGCGTTGGCTTATCGTTACTTTCGGGAGCATTGGATGGGTGAGCTGGAGAAGGCTGCCAAGCAATCATTCCCAGGCGCAGAAATGATCGACATCAAGGGAAAAACATTTGATGATCCTATTCCATTCTGATAGCGTGGGGACACCTGATGGCGCAGAGCTTTACCCATTTCCTTCTGCGCAATCTGCCTCACTGAACTGGCCCAGCATTGCGCTGGGCCTTTTTTGTGGTACAGTTACGAAAAGACATTGAGGGATAACATGGCAAAGAAACCTGTAAAGATTGACGCAGACCTGATGCACAAGATTGCAGACAGGTTGGCTATTGGCGAAACGCTCAAGGACATACTGAAGTCCAACAACATGCCGACGTATCAAGGCGTGATGCAAGCTGTGCTGCGTGATGAAGAGCTGTACGAGATATACCGTCGAGGCCGTGTGATGCAAAGTGAGTACCACACAGACCAGATCATCAAGCTGGCACAAGAGCCGCTTCCAAAGGATGCTGATGTTCGCGAGCTGAACGCAGAGGTCAATCGTCGGCGACTTGAGATCGACAGCTTGAAGTGGACGCTAGCACGCAACATGCCGTGGGGCGTACGCGACAAGAAAGAAGATCAGCCACAAGCTCAGACGTTTACAATCAGTTGGGCTGGGGGTGATGTTGCGGTCAATGCAATGGTTGATGAGGATCAAGAAGACAGCAAGCAAGCGACAAAGCATTAATGCCAAATCATGTGTATATGAGACATCCTGTCGTTGACAGCTACGCGCGTGAGCCGGGCTGGCTGGACTGCCTCGGAGCCGGGGCGATCAGGCAGGCTGACCACTACATCTTGTGGTTTGCATTTACTGCATGGCTCGGTCTGATATTTTCTGCAACAATATCAAGGGCTTGCAAAAGTTTTAACATAATAGCTGTTATACGACTGCCTATAAGCTATGCGTTTTGCGCAACCCGGCACCCCCACCCCCCGAAAAACCGCCCGCCGCTATATGCGTATATATCACCTATGGGAGCGGGATGTTGACTGAGCCTCTGACTGCCGAACAGCATGCACTCCTAAACCACCTAAGCGCCTTGCGCCACGGCATCCTCATATCTCCCTCGGTGTCAAAGCAGCTTGAATGTGCGATATTGCTTATTGATGTATACGAGGCTATCTTGGAGAAACACGGGATACTGATTTACGAAGACCAGGAAGAGGTCACAGAGCATTGACGCATATTGAGATACCGTATGAGCCGAGGGAGTTGCAGTTAAAGCTGCACAATGAGATGCAGGCAAAGCGCTGGGGTGTTGTTGTCTGCCACCGCCGCTTTGGCAAAACGGTCTGGGCGATCAATCATATCTTGCGGGATGCCTTGATGTCGGCAAGGGACAACCCCCGGTTTGCCTATATGGCACCCACCTATCGTCAAGCGAAGAACGTAGCGTGGGATTATATAAAACAGTTTGCAGGCAAGATCCCGAATGTGAAGTTTCACGAGACTGAATTGCGGTGCGATCTGCCAAACGGCGCGAGAATATCGCTGCTTGGTGCTGAGAACCCAGACAGCCTGCGCGGTATTTACCTTGATGGCTGCGTGATGGATGAGGTTGCCGACATGCCAGAGAACGTGTTTCCTGAAGTGATCAGACCTGCGTTGTCGGATCGTAAGGGGTGGTGCGTGTTTGTTGGTACGCCGAAGGGGCATAATGCTTTCTTTGATAAGTATGAAGAGGCTGCGGGGAACCCAGATTGGTTGGCGGCTGTGTATAAGGCAAGCGAGACAGGCATTTTGGATGATGAGGAGCTTGAAGCTGCCCGGGTGATGATGACTGCCGATCAGTATGCGCAGGAATTTGAGTGTTCGTGGAATGCGAATGTTCCGGGTGCTGTGTATGGCAAGGAGATGGAAGCTGCGCAGATAAATGGTCGGATTACGAATGTTCCGTATGATCCGAGTGTTCGGGTTGACACATGGTTTGATCTGGGCGTTGGCGACAGCACTGCGATATGGTTTACGCAAACAGTTGGGCGTGCTATACATGTTATAGACTTTTACGAAGCCCGGGGTGAGGGTTTGCCTCACTACTGCAAGATTTTGAACAGCAAGGGTTATCTGTATGGGGATCACAATGCTCCGCATGATATTGAGGTTCGGGAGCTTGGGTCTGGGAAGAGTAGGAGAGAGGTTGCTTGGGATCTGGGATTGAATTTTAGAGTTGTTCCTAAGTTGCCAGTTGAAGATGGAATACATGCGGCACAGATGCTTTTGCCGCGTATTTGGTTTGATAGAGAGAAGTGCAAGCATGGCTTGGAATGTTTACGGCAGTATCACCGGGCGTATAACGAGCGCACTAGGAGCTTTAGGGCAGCGCCTGTCCATGATTGGTCGTCGCATGCTGCGGATGCTTTCAGGTATTTGGCAGTCGGTATTCGAGAAGATAGAGGACGCATGGCTGCGCCTCAAGCAAGGGCGGTGATGGATTATGATCCATTTGCAGCATAGGAGATAGTTATGGGATTATTACAAGACATAAGAGATTTTTTTAGCGGTGGGTCTAGCAGGTCTAGTTCGCCTAGTAGTTCCAGAAGCGCGGGCCGTGGTAGTAGCGGCGGCAGCGCCAAACCTAGTACGCTTGATAAGATTGCCACTGACATTAAGATGGGGCTGTCTACGTTTGGTCAAAGTACAGAGCAGCAAGCTCAAACATTTCGTGATCAAGGATACAGCGAAAAAGCAATCCAGAGCTATCAGGAGCGTTCTGCGGCTTCTAGGGAAAGAGCTTTAGCGGAGCTAGATAGAATTAGCAATGACGGCCCAGCTCGTGTGCCGCCGCGTTCACCAGAGCCACCGCCAAGGCCACCAGTTATAGATGAGCCAGAGACTGTATTGCCGACAGAAGTTGATAAGCCGTTAACGACTGTTGAAGACATCTCAACGGATACATTTACAGATACCGCAGACTTTGCTGGAGATGTGACGGCTGGCGCTTCTGTTGGCACTGCTGCTGGCGGTGTTGAGCAGTATGAGGCAGCCAAAGAAACATCTGTTGGTCAGGCAGAAGACGAAGCGTTAGAGCTGATGAAGAAAGGCAAAAGGGCTACAATTTTGACAAAGCCGAGCGGGTTGCTTGGCACTGGCGAGGAAGAGGGTAAGACCCGCCGCCGCCGTTCATTGATTGGATAGTGTTATGCTGATTGAGAAAAAGAAGCTGACGAATATAGCTGGTTTGATGGGCGGCAGTGCTGCCCAGCCTGCCGCGATGTTGGGGCAGGCGACAGTTGATCCGTTAGAGCGTGCGCAGCAGAAGATGGCTGGACGGACGCAGGGCGGCGTTTTGGCTGGGGTTCGTGACCCTAAAGTGCGTCCTAAGCGCACATTAATGACAAACTATGGGATAGGCTAATGGTACAAGTTAATCCGCTCGTTGCGCGTTTGGACAAGAGATATAAGACGTTGCAATCGCAGCGGTCTAACTGGGAGAAGCATTGGCAGGAGCTGGCAGATTTTATGCTGCCGCGCAAGGCTGACATTACGAAAAAGCGGACGCAGGGTGACAAGCGAACTGAGCTGATTTTTGATGGCACGGCGATCCATGCTGTTGAGCTGTTGGCCTCTAGCCTGCATGGCATGTTGACATCGCCCAGTACGCCTTGGTTTTCTATGCGGTATCGTGATCCGGGCTTGCAGCGTGATGATGCTGCCAATGAGTGGTTGGAGCTGTGCATGGATCAGATGTACCAGCATTTTAATCGCTCAAACTTTCAGCAAGAGATCCATGAGCTGTATTATGACTTAGTGGTGTTTGGCACTGGCGCGTTTTATGTTTCTGCCGAGCCAGATGGTTTGCGGTTTGCATGTCGTCACATTGCAGAGATTTGTATTAGCGAAGACCCTGATGGGCGCGTTGATACAGTGTATCGAAAGTTTAAATTGTCTGCGCGTGCGATTTCAATGCAGTTTCCTAACGCAACATTGCCAAAGA